TGTGTGCTGCTCTGAGCGGGGGCAGCTGCCTGTTCTGCCTGAGCTGTGTTTTCGGCATTTTCAGCTGCCGATGTTGTGATTTTTTCATCCATAATGATTTTCCTTTCTGTAAAATAGGTAATATAAAAACAGCACCGTGAAAGTGCTGTTTTAATCATATAATTTGTCATAAGAAAAACACCCTCGAAAGGGTGCTTAAACGTTGTATTTATCTCTTATGGTTTTAATTCGTTTACGAAAAGCTATGGTTAAATCCATAAGTTCTTTTGCTGATCTGTCATCTCGTCCGTGAAAACCTTTATACTTAGATTCGATATTGGAATATTGTGACTGATATTCTTTTTTTAGCTTTTCTAATTCTTCATAACAACCGTCAGGGTAGTTTTGAGCGTTTATATGCGATTCCGAGTTTTTCACAGGCTCTTTTAATTCTTTCATGTTGTTCATCTCCTAACGGTATGAGTTCTGGATTATGAAATAGAATATCATCCACTTCAAGTCTTGCTTCTTCATAAAGTTGTTCGGCTAAATCAGCAGGCGTCTTATTTTTAATAATCATCGTGTAAAGATATTTCTCGTCACAAGCATATGAAATGTATGAACCGTCTCGAATACTTTCAACAAGGTCTTCCTTACTAAAGGAATACTGACTTTGTCCCTTAACGTGATTATGGATATTGATACTACCATCCATTTCGTCACCAAGAAGTCCGGTATTGACAGTATATTCATCACCGTAAACAGTATACATTTTTCCTCTTTTGTTTATTACACGACATTTTTCAATAGGACTTTGTGATTCTTCTGTAATAAATTTCTTTAATTCAGAAGAAACAGCTTTACCATCATTGATATTAACTTCTCCGTAATTTTCATAATAATGTTCAGATTTGTTAATAGATTTCCCTTTACCGCTTGACCTTATTATATCATTAACAGCAGAATTGTCAACATCAATAAGCTTTATCTGCTCTTGTTCTGCCTTAACCGCCGCCTTATAGCTTGCTGTTGTCTTAGCCGCTTGACTGCGTCCATATCCCGGAGTAGCGGTGCGGTCGGGCTTGTATGCAAGCCCGTTTTTCTCACAGTAGCTTTTAAGCTGCTGTTCCTGCTGCTTGAGCTTATAAGCCGCCTTGTCAAAACCCTCTTTATCTCCGAGAGTGTCAAGAGAGGTACATTCCCGTTTGGAAGCTCTGACCTTGCGTTCAAGAGCACGTTGGTTGCAGATTTTTTCGTACTGCTCGGCATTTTCCTTTTCGTCATACGGAAAATATGTTTGAACGCTTATTCCGGGCAGGAACGGATAGAGCTGATGACCACAATTTATACCGAGAAGCCCTGCAGGCTTGCCGTATGAGCTTGACCGCCAAGCATAGAATTTAATACGTTTGCCGTCAAGGTCTGTAGTATAACCTCCGCCGCCGTTGCGATTGAATATTTTCCCCTGATCTTTCGCACACAGTGGTCTTGCGCCGCTGTGACTGCTGACCTCAATCAAATCAAGCCCATATTCATCCATAAGGGAAAACTGTGTTTCTTTGGCAACACTTCCTACAGTGGAGCGTATACACATATTAGTGTATGCTTCCGGCGTCCAGTTCCGACCGTTTTTATCGACAAATGCCGGGATACCTTTCTGCGTCATTTCGCCGATACATTCACGCATGGCACTCTGACGTGCCTCTATGCCGGTAACTACCTTGCCCGCAGCCTTATTAAGACTGTCTATGTATTCCTGCTTATTTGCAAGCTCGGCGGTACGGTTGATCACCTGCATAGCGGCGTTCTTTGCCTTATACTTCATCGTTGTATTTGTAAGGTTCAGGTCTTTTTTTGCCTGTTTTTGAAGCATTTTAAGACTGTTTAACATATTGCCGGACATTGACGGCGTGGCTCGTCTATCAATAAGCCCCTCTTGCACCATACGTTTTAATCCCGGTGCAAGCTCCTGAATAGCGGAATTTGCCGCTCTCTGAAGCGTAAGCTCCAGAAGCTCGGGCGTTTTTCCTGCATATTCAGCTATCGTTTTTGCGTTCTGCTTAGTCAGCTTGCCAAGCTCGGCGAGCTTCTTCATTTTCCACTTCGCCGTATCCTCTTCAATTCTCCCTGCGGCAAGATAGGCGGCTATGTTTGCAATAAGGTCAGTTTCAAGCCCGACTATTAGATCGGTCATGCCTTGCGACAGCTGTAGGGAAGTCAGCTTATTCATAGCTGTCACCGTCCAGTATGCCGCCGTCTATGTCATTTTCCTTTGCAATACGCTGCAGTTCTTCTGCGGCTTCTGCTTCATCAATATTCTGTGCTTCCATAATAGCACGAATTTTTGATTTAAGCCCTGCCTGAACAAGCTTGATATTGTTATCTATACGGGTGTTGTCATCACCGATAATGTTATCCTGCCAATTTACAGAAACCGTATAATCTTTGCTGACTTCCTCCGAAGCCTGTGTTATTTCTATAATCGCCGTTGCAAGACTTTCAAGCACCTCGGATATGATATTCTTATTATTCTGCACGGTGCGAAGTGTGTCCTTTTCATCGGCGGCAACTTCTGTCGCCGTTTTTACGCCGGAATTACTGTCAAATGACAGCGTTCCCGGAGAAAATCCGAGCTGAGTGCTGAGTATATTCAGCTGAAGCTTCAAAGCTTCAACGTGTTCGATTACTCTGAGGGACTGGGTATTGTCGGATATATTCAGCTTCGGCGCATCATCGGCGTTGAATGCCTGATATACTTCGTCATCGGTGTCAAAGTATTTTACTTCGTTGCCGTCGCTGTCATAGGTCGACTTAACACATTCCGAAGGAATAATGATACGCTTTTTGCCAAGGATAAACTCCCGCTCCAAGCTGTCAAAGATCACATCTATCTCACGCAGCGTATCGATCGAATTAGCAAAAACAGGCAAGCCGAGCGGCAAGTCGAAAACCATATTGTTTCCGACTGCAGGTTTAAAATAGCAGAATAACGGCTTTTGAACGCCTTTGAACACCATTTCATAGTCAAGTTCCGGGAACAGCTCCGAAACGGGAACTTCCTGACCGAGATAACTGCGTGAATCGCTTCGCCGCAGGACGTGGTAAATGTGAACTCCATCAGACTGCAATGTATGATACTCGAACAGCTTGTAGTAGAAACCGTTCTGAACATAGTCGTTGCAGAAAATACCTTCTGTGATCTGACGGTTATTCCATTTTGTCGGAAAGAAACGATCGGCATTTATGTAATTCAGACGTATCACATTATCTTCAAGATACACCTTTATTACTCCTCCGCCGAGTGCGTATGACCGGGAAAGAAATTCGGGAAAACGCTCCCAGAAACAGTTATTTTCAAGAACCTCACTTACCGTATCGTTGTACTTTTCGTCATCAACAGATATATCGCACTGTTCTGAAAAAGTCATCGTGGCGAGCTTGTCGCAGATAACCTTTGCCATATTCGTCATAGCTCTGGGACGGCTTTTCTTTTTTATTCCGCTGTTTGTAACAGTTCTCCACGGCGGTTTGCCCTGATAGATACGTTTTGCAGGCTCGATGTGCCGTGTGTAATAGTCGGATATATCGACTATTGGCACATTTGGGAACGCCTGCTTTATATAAGTATATATAGACATCACGTTTTCCTTTCCGCATCGAAGACATTAGTCATATAGGCTTCGGTGCTGTATTCTTGTGCGTCAAGGCTATCAATATTTATGCTTCCGTCATCAAGACGTATTTCGGTCGTCACATTCGGCTTCCAGATAGCGGTCTGGAACGCTTCAATCGTATGCTTGCAGTGCGACATGATTTTATATCTGTCAGCCGCAATCAGACGATTATAGAACAATATACGATTGTTGATTGAACCTTTCCGTGCATTGTGGATATTCACACGGAGCTTTCTCCTCTGAGCGGCGAGACGTACACCTTTAATCAGTATTTGCTCCGCTGAATCAAGATATATTTCAGTGCATTTCCATCGCCGGCATACACCTTCAATGAAATTACAGAAATCATTTTCAAGTTCATACGGTGATATTGTTTCCTTGCGGTAGTATTCGTCAAGCGTTACGACCGACTGAAAGCCTTTAGTGAATCCGGTAGCGTTAAGGGTATGAGCCGAACCGTTTCCGCCGAAGTCTCCTCCTATGGTAACAAACATAAGATCTTCGGGAAGTGTATCTACAATATATCTTGATGGGTTGTCGGCAAACAGTGGGTAAATAACACCTTCCGCCGCTACCCAGTTGCCACAAATGAAGCGTTCAAAATAAACACCCGTGTATTCCTTTTTTATCTCCCTGACGTATTCTTCGGGAAGCGTTGTGTTATCATCGATCAGAAATCGTAATACAAGCATATCGACCTTGGCATTGTCTATATATTCCTTTTTTAGCCAGTGCGTCGGAACATCCGGGTTTGTTGTAGCAATCAGCTTTGCGCCCTTGACCGACAAACGTGACAGGAGCATCGAAAAAAAGTCCTTAGGGAATAGCGTCAGCTCATCGCAGTACGCTCCGCCGAGCGTCATGCCTCGTATCTTATTCTCGGACTTTGCATCATTTGCTCCCTCAAGCAGTATTTTTCTTCCGAACAATCTGCCTTCTTTGGTAGACAAAGAATACTTAAAATTATCTTCACCGACAAGCTCCTGCAGTAGCATCAAACAGTTACGTTTTAATGTTTGCAACGTTTTTGCCGACATCAGATAGGCGTAATCGGTAGGGCGGTTTGCTATCCAGAATGCCCAAAGAATAAGCGATATCCATGTCTTGCCGCTACGGACGGAGCCTTCAAGCAGATTAAGTCGGTGTAGTTTGTTGTGCTTTAGCAAACTCATCAGCTCCTGCTGTTTAGCTGTAAATATCAATTCATTTGACATTCTTCATAGCCTCCAGTATAGCGTCAAGCTTGCCTGCGCCGTCTTCCGATATAGCAACCGGAGCTTTGCTGTAAGTATCGCAGGCTTTGTTCGTCAGAAAGAACTCTACCGCCGATTGATTCGGAGGAATATCACGAGTAATTATTTCAACAGTTTTTCTTCCGCCGACAATACGCTCTCTGCGTTCCGTAACGGTATAACCGGTAGCGGCACGTATTAGTGCCTGTTCAACATCTGCCCGAACAAGCTCAGGGTTGTCGGCTATCAGCTGTCTGACTCCTTCAGAACGGTCGATAATCTGTTGTATTGCCTTTTGCCGCTTGCTTTCGGATGTATTCAGATAGCATTCGACCAGACTTTGAACGGCATTCACTCGCTGTTCGGTATCAGCTTTTTTGTATTTGTCGAGATCGGTTGCAAGGCTGTTTATAGCCCTTTTGCGATTGCTTTTTCTCACAGTTTGCTCACTCCTTTCGGGCAAAAAGAAAAAGAGCCTTATAAAAGCCCTTATTCTGCATTTGATTATGTTGACGTGAAATTATCCCACTTTGTTTTTTGAAACGTTTTAAACGGCAATTAAAACGCTTTTATCGGTAAATATCCCGTTGGGATTATATCGGGATATGCTTCGCCATTCCGATTTTGAAAAATCAGATTACTTTGCGTATGTATACAGCCGTTCCGGTGCGGAGCGTATCGACGAACACCTTAGTTACTGCACTTGTCTATATCGACCGCACAGGTTATCCTGTGTGGCTCACCGTAAAGAGTGATCTCTATAACGGCTTTATGCTGTCTTCGGGAGAATTTCACGATTTTGTGCTCATAGCGTTTGAGATAGCCGCTGTCTATCTTTAGTACGCCATTTTCTATGTGTCCTTTGCTGACCTTGAGTATATCGGGATTGCGACATAACCCGATGATATATTCTTCTTCAGTGCAGGACAGGCACGTTGTTTTGCTGACAAAATTGCCGACACCGTGTATTTTGCGAATGATATAATAATCATCGGCTGTCAGGCGGTCGGTCTGAAAGAATATGTAACCGTCAAAAAGCGGTTTGATTTCTTCGTGCCATACCCCCTTTTTGCGATACTTGTACAACTCTCTCGGCACATACGCTGTATAACCGAGTTCACGCATCAAGTACATAACAGCCGTTTCAGAGCCTGACTGTACATATATTACATATATCATTCGCCGTCACCCTCTTTCTGCTTACCCCTGATATATGCGGCAAGCTGTGAGTACAGCTGAGGATTATCCTTAGCCATAGCGGCGAAGATGTCTTCCTTGAAAACATCATAAGCCGCATCCATTGATGAGCGGTTCTTAGCGTCTGTGTCCCGTTTATATGTTGCCGCTTTTATCAGCGATGGCACTGCAGCAATCAGCTTTTCGGGCGGAACATCTTTTAGGCTGTCATCGCTTAAATTCTGGATTGCTTCCATTACTTTATGGTTTGTTAATCGGGCAAGAGCCTCGGAAACATCAAGATCCGGATATTTGGCAAGCTCCTCGTTTATAAGGCGGAAGTTATTGCTAATGAGCATTACCTGCTCCAAAGAAGCATTCAGAGCCTGTGCATAACGTGCTACCGAAGATTTCGATACCTCATAACCGTTTTCACGGATGAAATCTACAATGTCACTGTAGCGATATTCTGACGGGTTATTTATCATCATATCAACGGTTTCCCTGATGTCGCACGGCAGCTTGTCGACTTTACCTCTTTTACGATTACGTTTTTTCATAGTATCGCCTCCTTACAGATCTATGCAAGGATCTTCGATAGCACCGTTAACAAGCTGAATGCCCTTAGCGGTCAGCTTACCTGCAAGCTGTGTATAATCGTCGCCGATGCACTCTACAGCCTGTTCGGAACGTATCTTCACGAGCCGTATATATCCACCTTCAAGCAGATAATTAAGACTGTCAAGTGCTTCGTTTTCAGCAATCTGAGGCTCAAGGGCAGCAGTTACATCTACGAGATTGACGTAATCGGTACGGAGCAGATTGATTGCTCTGATCACAGCCCCATTGTTTTTTATAAACTTGT